GGCGCTCGCCGGACGCAGCCGTCTGGACATCTATGCGAACAACGGCTCCGACGTGCTGATCGTCGAAGACCTCTTCGTGGACTATCAGAACGCGCAAGGCCAGCAGTGGGGCCTGTGGCTGCCGATCCGGGTGAAGTCCGGGGCGCAGCTCAAGGCGGCGTTCCAGGACTCGACGACGACCCTGACGGTCAACCTAACCGTGATCGGCATGGCGTTCGATTTCCCCGGCCTGCCGAGCTACAGCCGGGCCGTATCCTGCACCGACTTCGCGGCGTCGACCCAGACGCCGACGGTGACGAACTCGACGGCCTGGACGGAGGTGAGGAGTTCGACGCCCGTCAGGATCGCGGCCCTCCTGGCGTCGATCAACGCCGGGACCGACCTGACGCGGACGGCGGCGGTGAACGGCGTGGATATCGGGATCGGAGCGGCGGCGTCCGAGCAAGTGCTGTTCGATGGGATCCCTTGGCGCACGACGGCCGCAGGCTTCGCGCCGGCGGCGCTGACGCAGTTCCTGCCGTGCGACATCCCGGCTGGTAGCCGGCTCGCGTTCCGCACGCCGAGTTCGGTTGCCGACACCGTCGGCGTCGCGCTCCTGGGCCTGGCCGCATGAGCTGGCTGCGGTACGGCGCGATCTACGCGCCGCAGGCCGGGGCGACGACGTTCAACCAGTCGGTGACGGCAAGCTCCGGCTCGGCGGTCGCGCTGGTGAAGCAGGTCGGCAAGAACGCGGCGGCGACGGCGGGATCGTCCGCGAGCATGGCGCGGTCGGTGGGAAAGTTCCTCGCAAGTACCGCCGGCAGCGCGGTCGGGATCGTGAAGCAGATCGCCAAGGCGCTCGCGTCGTCGGGCGCGGGCGCGGCGGTTCTCGCGGCGACGAAGGCGAACATTCTGAACATGGCGGCGACGGCGGGATCGGTCGCGTCGTTCGGCGCGAAGACGATCGGCAAGTTCGTCGCGACGACAGCGAGCGGATCGACGGCACGGACGTTACAGATCGCGAAGAGTCTGGCGGCGACGGCGGGATCGACGGCGACCTTCACGAAGCAGATCGCGAAGCGGCTGGCCGCGAGTACCGCGAGCCTCGCGGGATTGCTCGCCGATCTGGTGGCTGCGCTGACCAGCCGGCCGGCGCGGTACACGCCGAGCGACGCGGCGGTCACGACCTACACGTGCGGCGACGCGGCCGCGACGACCTACGCGGCGAACGACAACGCGGTCACGACCTACACGGCGAGCGATTCCGCCGCAGCCTAAGGAGCGAGACATGAACTTTGGAGCCGAAGGCGGCGTGATCTCCGCCTCGATCGGAGCCGTCGTGATTCGCGGCGACGGCCGGCGCGAAGACCTCGGGATCGTCAGCTACTGGCACCGGAGCTTCTTCAAGCGTCTCGCGTTCGCGTTGCCGAAAGCGACGACGCGCGGGCCTCGGCGCCTGTCGCTTCGCGAACTCTGCCGGCTGCTGCGGGACACGACGGGCGCGACCGTTTTCACCCATGCCGGCAAGGCGATCGTCACCGACCGGGTCAAGGGCGCGGGCGGGGCGGAGCCGTTGCAGATCGGCTGGGGTACCGGCGCGGGCACAGCGGCCGTCGGCGACACGACGCTGTTCACCGAGAAGGCGACCGACCTCTCGACAGGAACTGGCACGCGAACCGCCGGCACGTCGAGCCGGACGACGGTCGCACAGACGAACGACAACTACCGAGTGACTGGAACCCGCACCGCGACCGGTGCCGGCACGGTCACGAACGCCGGGCTGTTCGACAACAACACGATCGCGTCGGGCTCGCTGCTGATGAAGGGCGACTTCACCGGGATCGGGCTGGCGTCGTCCGATTCAATCGCGTTCACCATGGACCTGCAGTTCACTTAGGCCGCGCCCGTCATGGCCGAGATCAACGCCTACGCGCGCGGCGCGACCGTCAGGGCCTCGGTCCTGATCGAGAACGCGGCCGGAACCGATGTCGACCCGACGGGCCTCAGCGTCGTCACCCGCAATCCGGCGGGGACCGAGACGACGAAGGTCTATGGGACCGATGTCGAGGTCGTGAAGGCGGCGACGGGCTCGTACTACATCGACATCGACCTGACCACGGTCGGCGAGTGGGCCTATCGCTGGATTGGGACCGGGACGAATAAGGGCGCGGGGTGGAAACGAATGCGCGTCCTGGACGATCCGTTCGCATGATCGGCGCCCTCACCGTCGTCACCGCCCCGGCCGACCTGCCCGTGACGGTCGCGGACGCGCGGGTTCACTGCCGCGTCGATGGCACCGACGAAGACGCCTATCTGCAAGGGCTGATCGGGGCGGCGACGACCTACATCGAGACGATCACGGGCCGGTCGCTGGTGACGCGGACGCACGATTGGAAGCGCCCCGGATTCCCCGACGCCGCCGAAGGATACGAGTTCCGCGTTCCTCGGCCGCCGCTCGCGAGCGTCACGTCGATCACCTACGTCGATACGGCGGGGGCGACGCAGACGCTGGCAACGAGCGTGTACGAGGCCGTCGATACGGCCGGCGATATCACGGCCGGGCGGATCGTGTTGAAGCCTAGCCAGTCCTGGCCGGACACGCAAAGCGACAAGGCGATCACGGTGACGGTGCGGTTCGTCGCGGGCTACGGCGGCCCGGAAGCGGTGGCCGCGCCGCTGCGGCAAGCCGTCCTGATCCTGGTCGGTCACTGGTTCGCGAGCCGCGAGCCGATCGTCACGGGGACGATCGTCGCGACCCTGCCACTGAGCGTCGAAGCCTTGACGGCTCCATATCGCGTGTGGGGCTTCGGGTGCTGAACGCCGGCCGTCTGGACCGCCGGGTGACGATCCAGCATGTGACCGAGACGGTCGGCGACGCGCGCGGGCTCATCGAGACCTGGGCGACGATCTCGACAGTCTGGGGCGACGTGCGGCCGATCAGCGGCCGCGAGTTCCTGGCGGCGGATCGCGAGAACGCCGAGGCGACGACCAAGGTGACGATCCGCTGGCGTTCCGACGTGACGACGAAGCACCGGGTGATCGCCGAGGGAAAGACCTACGGCATCGCCCACGTCGCCGAAATCGGCCGGCGCGAGGGGCTGGAGCTGCTCTGCATCGAGGAACAGCTATGAGCGGCCTGACGGGTGCCCGCGAACTCAAGGCGGTGCTCGATGCCATGCCCGGAGAAATCCGCAAGGGCGTTCTGCGCCGCGCGACGTTGGCTGGCGCCGAGGTCGTGCGCCAGGCCGCCGAGGATCGCGCGCCGGTACGGATCGGCGGGCCGGCGATCAGGATCGGCAAGAAGGGTAGGGCTTCGGGAGGACGGTTCCGAGAACCGGGGTTTCTCGCCGATCACATGAAGAAACAGGTGGATCGCGCGGAGTCGTCGAACGACCGGATTGTCACGAAGGTCGGCCCGAGCAAGGACGCGTTCTACGGCATGTTCCTGGAGTTCGGCCGCCAGGCCCACGGCGTGCGCGACAAGGTGCGGCGCGGCGGGCGCGGCAAGAAGGGTGCTGCTCGCGGCCTGTTCTGGACCCGCGCCGTCGGCCAGATGCGCGCGGTGCCGGCGATGTCGGCGCGGCCGTTCCTGGGGCCGGCATTCGAGTCCGTTCAACAACGGGCGCTCGATCGCATGGGCGAGGCGCTCGGCAAGGGGATCGACGCGGCGGCCAAGAAACTCGCGGGCCGGTACGCGCGGTCCGGCCTCACCCGAGGCGGTATCAGCCGGCTGTTCCGATGAGCGTCGAGAGCACCCTGGCCGACATGCTCGCGGCCGATGCAACCGTATCCGCGCTGGTGGCCGGCCGTATCTATGCGCTGGCCGCGCCGCAGAACACGGCGTTCCCGTTCGTCACCTACGCCATCGAGACCGAGGCGCAGGCCCGCCACATGGGCGGCACGTCGAGCCTAGAGCGCTCGCAGTTCGAAGCGCGGTGCTGGGCCGCAACCTACGAAGGCGCCCGCGATCTCGCCCAGGCCGCGCGTGCCGCACTGAACGGCTTCGCCGATGAGCGGGCCGTTCCGCCGATTCACTCGATGGTGTTCTTCGCCCGCCGCGACCAATTCGACGAAGCAAGCGGCGCGTTCGGACGCGTCGTCGAGATCGTCGTCACCCATGACGCAGAGGAGTAACCCACCATGGCCCTATCGCTCACCGCCGAATTGAAGCTGACGGCGACCCATACCGCGGTGCTCGATCTCGGCACCGCGTCCTTCAATCCCTCGTTTCTTGCCCAGGTCAATCTGACGAGCGGGACTGGTGCCAACCAGGCCGACCAGCTCTTCACGGATCAGCGGACGGTCACCGCGTCGGCGAACGACGACCTCGATCTCGCCGGTGTGCTGACGAATGCCTTCGGCGCGACGGTGACGTTCGTTCGCCTCAAGGGAATCCTGGTCAAGGCGGCGTCGGCCAATACGAACAACATCAACATCGGCGGTCTTGGCGCCAACGGGTTCCTGACCTGGGTGGGCGCGACGGGTGACTTCGTGGTCCTCCGGCCCGGCGGGTTCTTCGGGCTCATGTGCGCCGACGCCACGGGCTACGCGGTGACCGCCGGCACGGCCGACCTTCTCCGGATCACGAACGCGGCCGGCGGCACGTCGGTCGTCTACGACATCGCGCTGATCGGCGCGACCGCCTAGCGCATCCAACTCTCGCCGTCACAGGGCCGCCCTTCATCGGGCGGCCTTTTGCTTTAGGAGGTCCGAGTTCCCATGGCCAACGCAATCAACTCGCAGAACACGCTCTTCAAGCGCGGCGACGGCGGCAGCCCCGAGACGTTCGTCGCCGTATCCGAGGTCGTGAAGATCGGCGGCCCGTCCGGGTCGGCGTCGATCATCGACGTGACGCATCTCACCTCGACCGCGCGCGAGAAGGTGCTCGGCCTCGCCGACGAAGGCCAGATCACGCTCGATCTCAACTACATTCCGAACGATACCCAGCAGGCGAATCTGCGGACCGACCGGGCGAACAAATCGCTCCGGAACTTCCAGATCGTCATTCCGACGCCGGCGCAGACGATCAGCTTCGCGGCCTACGTCACCGGGTTCTCCCTCGACTTCGCGGTCGATGCCAAGGTGGCTTGCTCGATCACCCTTGAGATCACCGGCGCGGTGACGTTCGCGTGAGCCTGAACCGCGACGCGATCCTGACGGCGGACGACCTG